CAACAAGTTTATGGTGGGCACGAAATATCTCATATATTACATGAAGATTCTGATAACTCTTATAACATCTATATTAAAAAAAACAACGAGGTATTGCCATGGAAAAAATTTAATTCTAACATGGCTATATCTGTTGAATATGATTTAGAGTATTAATGAAAAGTATTTTTGATTTTATTATACAACCACTAGGTGATGAGTATAATAATGAAATTAAAGTTAAAAATAAATCTTTAATTATTAATACTAAAATAGAAAGTTATAAGTCAGTTAACAATTTAGCTATTGTAATTGAAGTGCCAAAAGCATACGATACTCCTATTAAAAAAGGAGATATTATAGTTGTACATCATAATGTATTTAGAACTTTTTACGACATGAAAGGTGTAAGAAAAAAAAGTAGATCTTGGTTTAAAGATAACTTATATTTCTGTCAAATAGATCAAGTTTATTTATATAAAACAAGTAATGAGTGGAAATCATTTGGTGACAGATGCTTTATAATGCCACTTAAAAACAACAACTCTCTAACGCTTGACAAAGAGCAAAAGCTTATTGGTATACTTAAAATAGGTAATAGCTCATTAGAAGCACTTAAAATTAATCCTGGAGACATTGTAGGTTATAAACCTTATGGTGAATGGGATTTTTTAATAGACGGTCAACGTCTTTATTGTATGAAATCAAATGATATTGTTATAAAATATGAACACGAAGGAAACGAAGTTGAATATAATCCAAGCTGGGCACATAGCAGTTGAGGAACTTATTAAAGTTGCTAAAGAAGCTATTGTAGATTCAGATGAAGATATATCAGCTGACAGACTTAAGAACGCTGCAGCTACAAAAAAACTATGTATATTTGATGCTTTTGAAATACACAATCGTATTATAGAAGAACAAAATATGTTAGATGAAAAGCCTAAAGAAGTTAAAAAAGAAACTACGTTTCGTGGTTTTGCTGAAGGAAGATCTAAATAATGTACGAGCAAACTTTATATAAAATAATAAAAGACCATGTAAAACCTAAAATTCTTAAACGAATGAATAGGTATAAAAAATGGGAGTATGGATATAATGAAGATCACGACATGGTTATTATATCTAGAACCGGGCAAATTGGAGAGGTTTATGAAATACAAAATCTCAAAATAGCTTTACCTTTACAAAACAATATTCATACATTTGAAAGTAATAAATGGACTAGATTTAATTACCCTAAAATATTAAGTAAAATAAAAACAGTTTTTGACTGGAGAGAATATCCTGAAGATTTCAAAGAACAGTGGTATGATTATATTGATCTTGAGTTTAAAAGACGTGAAGAAGGTTTTTGGTATATAAACAAAGATAAACCTATATTTATAACTGGTACTCATTATATGTATTTGCAATGGTCAAAAATTGATGTTGGCCAACCAGACTTTAGAGAATCAAATAGGTTATTTTTTATATTTTGGGAAGCATGCAGAGCAGATGATAGAAGTTATGGCATGTGTTACTTAAAAAACAGACGATCTGGATTTTCATTTATGGCTTCTGGTGAAACTGTTAATATGGCTACAATATCAACTGACGCGCGTTTTGGTATATTATCAAAGTCAGGTGCTGATGCTAAGAAAATGTTTACAGATAAAGTTGTACCAATATCGGTTAATTATCCTTTCTTTTTCAAACCGATACAAGATGGTATGGATCGACCTAAAACAGAACTAGCATACCGTGTGCCAGCTTCTAAGTTTACAAGAAGATCTATTGTATCTACAGAAAAACAAGAAGATCTTGCTGGCCTTGACACAACTATTGATTGGAAAAACACAGGTGACAACGCTTATGATGGTGAAAAATTAAGATTACTAGTACATGACGAATCAGGTAAATGGGAAAGACCTAATGACATACAAAATAACTGGCGTGTTACTAAAACAACATTAAGACTAGGTTCTAGAATTATTGGTAAGTGTATGATGGGAAGTACATCAAACGCTTTAGATAAAGGTGGTAGAAACTTTAAAAAATTATACGATGACTCAGACGTTACTAAAAGAAATGCCAATGGACAAACGCGTTCAGGACTCTATTCTTTGTTCATTCCTATGGAGTGGAATTACGAAGGATACATTGATTCTTATGGCTATCCTGTCTTCGACACACCATCAAAAAAAGTGTATGGACCTCATGGAACGCCAATCAAACTTGGGGTTATTGAATACTGGGATAATGAGGTAGAAGGTCTTAAAGATGATCAAGACGGATTAAATGAATTTTATAGACAGTTTCCTCGTACAACTAAACACGCGTTTAGAGACGAGTCTAAAATGTCCTTATTTAATCTAACTAAAATATATCAACAAATAGATTTTAACGAAGATTTAAAAAATTCTTTGCAAATAACTAAAGGCAGTTTTCAATGGGAAAACGGTGAGCAAGACACTAAAGTAATGTTTGTACCTAATAAAAACGGTAGATTTTTAGTATCATGGGTTCCGCCTATACAATTACAAAACAGAACAGTAATAAAAAATCATAAGAAATATCCAGGTAATGAGCATTGTGGTGCTTTTGGATGTGATCCATATGATATATCAGGTACGGTTGATAAAAGAGGTTCTAACGGATCTTTACACGGGTTAACAAAGTTTAGTATGGAAGACGTACCTCCAAATCATTTCTTTTTAGAATATATAGCTAGACCACAAACAGCAGAGATATTTTTTGAAGATGTACTTATGGCTTGTATATTTTACGGTATGCCAATATTAGCAGAGAATAACAAACCAAGGTTATTGTATTATTTTAGAAGAAGAGGTTATAGATCTTATTCTATGAACAGACCAGATAAAAAATACAATAAATTATCAGTGACAGAAAGAGAAATAGGTGGAATACCTAATTCAAGTGAAGACATTAAACAAGCTCACGCAGCAGCTATTGAGTCTTATGTAGAGCATTTTATAGGATTAAAAGAAACAGGTTATGGAGATATGTATTTTCAAAGAACCTTAGAAGATTGGGCTAGATTTAATATTAATAATAGAACTTCACATGATGCGTCTATTAGCTCTGGACTTGCGTTAATGGCTTGTAATAAGCATAGGTATATTCCAAATAATAAAATCAAATTGCAGTCTGTAGATTTAGGTATAAAGAGATACAATAACAAAGGAACCACATCAAAAATAATAAGTTAAATGAATATATATACTAACACCAATAGCGCTTTCCCTAGTCAAGTAGTGAGTGATGCAGAAAAAGCAAGTTTAGAATATGGAAGTCAAGTTGCTATGGCAATTGAATATGAGTGGTTTGATCAAGGAAGAACTAACGGTAACAGATATTTATCTAATTGGAATAATTTTCATGAATTAAGATTATACGCTAGAGGTGAACAATCTCCGCAAAAATACAAAGATGAGTTATCTATTAATGGTGATTTGTCTTATCTTAATTTAGACTGGCAGCCAGTTCCTATATTATCTAAATTTGTTGATATAGTTGTAAATGGTATATCACAAAAAAGTTATGATATTAAAGCTTATGCTCAAGACCCTAGTTCAATAAAGAAAAGAACTGATTATGCTTCTCGTATTTATGAAGACATGATGGCTAAAGATTATTTAAAAGAATTAAAAAATTCTTTAGGTATTGATTTATATCAAAGTCCTGACCCAAGTACTTTACCTGAGTCTGAAGATGAATTAGAATTACACATGCAATTAAGCTACAAGCAAAGTATTGAAATAGCAGAAGAAGAAGCTATATCATCTGTGTTAGCACAAAACAAATACGATTTAACAAGACGTAGATTAAACATGGACTTAACAGTTTGTGGTATTGCTGCTACTAAAACTAATTTTAATACAGCTGAAGGAGTTACTGTTGATTATGTTGACCCGTCTTATATGGTATATTCTTATACAGAAGATCCAAATTTTGAAGATATATATTACGTAGGTGAAGTTAAGTCTATAACAATAGCAGAACTTAAAAAAGAATTTCCAGATATTAGTAAAGAAGAACTAGAGCGCATACAAAAAATGCCAGGTAATCGCAACTATATAACTGGATACGGAAATTATGATGAGAACACAGTGCAAGTAATGTATTTTGATTACAAAACTTATCACAATCAAGTATTTAAAATAAAACAAACAGATCAAGGATTAATGAAAGCTTTAGAAAAGCCAGACACATTTAATCCACCTGAAAATGATTCATTTGAAAGAGTATCAAGATCAATTGAAGTATTATACAATGGTGCTAAGGTTTTAGGCACTGATACAATATTAAAATGGAAGCTAGCAGAAAACATGTCTAGACCATTAGCTGATACAACTAAGGTAGAAATGAATTACGCTATATGTGCACCTCGTATGTATAAAGGTAGAATTGAGTCTTTAGTTAGTAAGTGTATTGGTTTTGCAGATATGATACAACTTACGCATTTAAAGCTACAACAAGTAATGTCTAGGATGGTACCAGATGGCGTGTACTTAGACATGGATGGTTTAGCAGAAGTTGATTTAGGTAATGGCACAAACTATAATCCAGCAGAAGCATTAAATATGTATTTCCAAACTGGTTCTATAGTAGGTAGATCACTTACTCAAGATGGTGAAATGAACGCAGGTAAAGTGCCTATTCAAGAACTAACTAGTTCTAGCGGTCAAGGTAAAATACAAAGCTTAATACAAACTTATCAGTATTATTTACAAATGATACGTGATGTAACCGGGCTTAACGAAGCTAGAGATGGTAGCACGCCAGATAAACAAACGTTGGTAGGATTACAAAAGATAGCCGCTAACGCGTCTAACGTTGCTACAAGACATATTAAGCAAGCTAGTTTGTTTTTAACTCTTAGAATAGCAGAAAATATAGCTTTAAAAATAGCTGATGCTTTAGAGTTTCCATTAACAGAAAGCGCTTTAATTAATTCTATATCTACATATAACGTAAAAACATTAAAAGAAGTTTCTAATTTAAATTTACATGACTTTGGTATATTTTTAGAATTAGAGCCAGATGAAGAAGAACAACAACAATTAGAACAAAATATACAAGTTGCTTTACAGCAAGGTGGTATTGATCTAGAAGACGCTATAGATTTAAGACAAATAAAAAATCTTAAACTAGCTAATCAAATGCTTAAGATAAAACGTAAAGCAAAAGGTAAACAAGAACAAGAAAATCAACAAGCTAATATTAGAGCCCAAGCTGAATCACAAGCGGATGCTGCTGAAAAAATAGCAATGACTGAGGTTCAAAAACAAGAAGCTATATCAGGTTCTAAAGTTCAGTTTGAGCAAGCTACTAACCAAATGGAAATACAACGTATGGAATTAGCTGCTCAATTAGAGCAACAAAAAATGCAAGCGCAATTTCAGTTTGATATGCAGCTAAAGCAAATGGACATGGAAGCTGTTGGTAAAAAAGAGCAAATGATTGAAGATCGTAAAGACAAGCGTATAAAAATGGAAGGTACGCAACAAAGCCAAATGATAGATCAAAGAAAAAATGATTTATTACCAATAAATTTTGAAGAACAAGACACTACAGGTATTATGCCAACAGTGTAATTTTATTAATTATTTAATTATATTATATTATGTCAGAAGTAAAAACAAATGAACCTGTTAAACAGGAAGGAGACTTTAAAATAAAGTCTAAAAAAAGAACACCTAAAAAGCTAGTTGAAAAACAACAAGAAGTAATAAAGGTAAATATTAAAGAACCACTAGTTGAGTTAGATCAACAAATAACAAAAGTTGTAATACCTAGTGAGGCTATAAAAAAAGAAGAAAATGCCATTCAAATCGGAGAAACAAAGGAAGTACCTGTGGAAAAACCATCCGGAGATAGCGCAGAGGTGGGAGAACCTATACAAGAGTCCAACGAGACTACTGAAGGGTTTTCTGCGATCACAGAAGTAAAAGAAGAAATAAAAAAAGTAGAAGCAGAAGTTAAAGAAGCTATAAGAGATGAAAAAGTTTTAGGTAAAGCATTACCAGAAAACATTGAAAAGCTAGTATCTTTTATGCAAGAAACCGGTGGAACTATAGAAGATTACACTAGATTAAATGCAGATTATACTAATGTTGATGAAAATACTTTATTAAAAGAATATTACAAAAAATCAAAACCTCATTTAGATTCAGAGGAAATAGATTTTATAATGGAAGATAACTTTCAATATGATACAGATCTTGACGAAGAGCGTGACGTCAAAAAGAAAAAACTCGCTAAAAAAGAAGAGGTTGCAAAAGCAAAAAACTTTTTAGAGGAAACCAAAAAGAAATATTACGACGAAATCAAGTTGAGACCCGGCGTAACTCAGGACCAACAAAAAGCAATGGATTTTTTCAACCGCTATAACAAGCAACAAGATGTGGCTACTGAACAACACGAGAGATTCAAAAAAGATACTCAAGAACTATTCAACGACGAATTCAAAGGTTTTGATATAAAAGTTGGTGAAAAAAGTTATAAGTACAACATACAGAATCGTGAGAAAGTAGCAGAAAATCAATCAAACATCAATAATTTAGTTAAGAAGTTCTTAAACGAAGATGGTGATGTAGTCGATACTTCTGGTTATCACAAAGCCATGTACGCTGCTGAAAATGTTGATAAAATTGCTAGTCATTTTTACGAACAAGGAAAAGCTGATGCTGTCAAAGACGTCGTTAGTAGTTCTAAAAACCTAACAGCTGTAACAGCTAGAACTAATAATTCTGGTGAAATTAAAGTTGGTGGGTTTAAAGTAAAATCGGTTAGTGGATTTGATTCAGCAAAACTTAAAATTCAAAAAAGAAAATTTAACTAATCAAAAACTAAAATTATGGCTATAAGTCCTCAATTTGGTAGTTTAATTCCTTCGCAAACTCAACAACTTTTGCCAAGTAACTACCTACAATTTAATGCTGGTGGAGCTAACGCGAATGATTTCGCTCAACAATTCCTACCAGAAATTTATGAACAAGAAGTAGAAAGATACGGAAACCGTACTCTATCTGGATTCTTAAAAATGGTTGGCGCTGAAATGCCAATGTCATCTGATCAAGTAATTTGGTCTGAACAAAATAGACTGCACATATCTTACACTGGTTACCAAATCGGTGCTGATGCTGCTAATGCAAATCTTATTACTTTACCTAATTCTGTAAGAAACGTTGTATCAATTAACGATACAGTAGTTCTTTTAAACCCAGTAAGTGGTGCTGAAGTAAAAGCTATCGTAACAGGTTCTACGACAGTTGTAAGCGGTGGTGCTCCTGCTAATGGTGGTAGCTTTACTGTTGCTCCTTTTGTTGGAACTGGTTTAGTAGCTGCTGGATTTGTTGCTGGTGCTGTAGCACTTGGTGCAATACCAGGTCTTAAAGTATTTGTATACGGTTCTGCTTACGTTAAAGGGTCAAACCTTAATGGAGCTGCTGCTGGTGTAGGTGCTCAAGCTGCTAACACTAGAGTATCTGTAACTCCTCAGTTAACTCAATTTTCTAACTCACCAATCATCATTAGAGATCAGTACGTAATATCTGGATCTGATATGGCACAAATCGGTTGGGTTGAAGTTGCTACTGAAGATGGAACATCTGGATACTTATGGTATTTAAAAGCTGAGTCTGAAACTAGACTAAGATTCGAAGATTACTTAGAAATGAGTATGATTGAAGGTGAATT